TGTCGTTTGATTTAAACCTGCATTGTAAGTCCCAATCAAAATACGCCATGAATCGCTAAACGTGCCTGAATAGCTTTTATTGGTAGTCGTTAACTCATCACCTAAAATAGACTCCAACGAATAATAAGTGGTAACGCCAGAAACAGAATCCATCAAAAAGACCAGTGAGTCTTTTGTGTCTGTATCGCTTGTACCGACGACGCAGAGTCCTTCGATCTCTCGAGTGCCGCTTCCAAAATTATGCCGATGCCAAGCCGTTACGTTGTTTTCTCGGTCATAAGTAAAACCTGACAATTCGCCGCCAGCATGAACAAACCACAACGTCGGATCAGGACATTGGCTGTAAACCATGTCAGTAATCGTGCCCGATGACGTCGGGATATGTTCAGCAAGCAAAGACATATTAGGCGCTGAATAACCGTCTTTTTCAAAGACATAGGCAAACTCACGGAGCTTGTCATCTCCGGTTAACCATAGCAAGCCATCGCCAGACAAGACAGGTTGGCGTCAATGCGCTGTCCTGATCGCCGCTATCCATCGTCCATTCTTCGCCAGTTGTGCCAATGACAAGCGTGCGTTTGAAGCTGGAAATCCATTGAATGCGATTGGCCTGCGTTGCTGCTAGCGTTAAATCCAATGCTGAAGTGTCCAGAGATCCGATCAGGAATGTGTAAAAGTCTGAAATTTGACTGCCCCAAATTCGAGTCGGATACAAATCCGTGCTGGCAAAGAATAGCCTGTTATCATGAAAAGCGCACGTTCTTGGATAACCGCGAGTCACAGAAAACGCACCCTTGCGCCAGACCGGAAAAGTAAAGCCTATGACTTCATTGGGAATGAGAGAATCAACGGCTAGCTTTGGAATACCTCTGACCTGAGTTGTCGATACGTAGCTTTGAATTTGAAAGGGAATGTCCAATTTGCCAGAAACCGGCTCAATGGTCATGCTCGACGCATTTGAATTTGTTCCCGTTCGAATGGCAACCATTCGATACCATCCGCCAGTGTTTGGAGCCTCTGCCGTATAGCTAATTGTTCCATCAAGAACGCCGCTAATAGACCATTCGCGAATGTTCGTAAAATTGATCCTATCAAGAGATTCTTGAAGCTGAATAATAGTTCCAGCCGGTGCAAAACCAACTGCCCAGCTTGTTCGCGCAACGTAGGAACCTTGAATGAAAATAGCTGCGGTGGTTGTCGTCGCTGGAGCCGTGGCAATAGGCTCAGTGGTAATTCTTCCACTTGAACCTGGAGACAATAGCCAAGTGCTTTCAACTTCATTAGCGTCAAATACGGCAGAACTGGAAATAAGCCTGTAATCTGTGATTGTAATCAGCACCCATTGAGCGCCAGTTCCTGGCCTGTTTGCGCTCGTTGCAGTATTGGCCGTAATACAAAAGTAATTGCTTCCAAAATACTCTGTGACATCGCCAGCTACGTAGGCAGTATCCACATTCCACGGTTTCTGATACGTAGCCTTATCCCATTTTGCAGCGGTAAACGAAACGTCCGAGTTTGCCGTCTTGCATCGGTAAAGATCGTTCAAATACAAGACGAAGTTGCCCACTGAATAACTTGTTGCCGTCACCCAATCGTTTGCGTCGTATTCCAGCATCATCGTCACCGCATCACTTGGAGGATCAAGGGCGGGAGCAAACTGAAACGGCACGTCAGTAAATGACCAAGTGCCATCATTGGCGCGTGTAATGATCTTAGGATGTTTAGTCGCAACTGTCAGATACATCACGTCATTGAGCTGGATGTGATGAATGGCGCGGATTTCTGCTTCTGTGTAATCCGTCGTTAGCGTTGCAATTAGTGTGAATGTTCCAGTGTCATAAGACCACACCTTTATGGCGTTTGTTTTGAATCCCAAAACAAAGTTAACATTGGACGATCGACGAAAAGCAATAAGTCGGAAACAATTAGTCACGTCAGAATCTGACAATCCAAACTTAGTCCCAGGACGCTTGAACGCTCCGCCATAAGGACGCACAATGAAGTTTTCCAAGACTCTGCACCCAGTCGCGTATTTCTCCGAGTCCGTGCGCCCGTCCATGATAGGCGACATCTCGCCGCCGTTGAACACCGATTTGATCGTTTGGAATTGAGCCATGAGATTATTCAGTTATGCCGCCAGTCCAGTAACCGCCCATTCTGGCAGAGATGACTTGTGAATCGTTAAAGGGTGGAATGCGCCGCGCTTTGCCCTCGTTTGAGTCGCGAGCCTTAACAGGTGGCGCTACTGCCTTTTCATAGAACTGCCGCATTTGTTGAGCCTGTCCTGATGCGCCTTGTGTATCTTGTGCGATGCAAGAGGCAAGCAGGAATGAGAATGCCGTTACAAAATCAGCCGGATAATCGGTCACGTCTGTGATTCGCTGAATGTATTTAAGGTTGATCGTTTCCTCATCGGTAAGGATTAGCCCTTTCTCAACGGTAAAATCAGCGCCCGCATCTTCCATCTGCCCGCCGCCTGCATTGAGCGAAATTACGCGCAAGCAGTCAGCCGGTGGAGTGTGCTGAAAGTCCCAGTCAAACTGTGGAATGCCGACGACGCTGCCCGTGTCATTTGTGTAAGTGCCAGCAAACACTGATTCGTCGAGCGTAAAGTTATTGTTGTCGATGCGAGTCACATACCATTGGCCATTGGCTAAAGTGACGCCCACCACGTCCTTAACATAAACGCGATCACCAGTGACGTAACCGTGAGCCGTGAGTGTAATCTTAACCAGCCCGCCTTCATTAGTAACTGCCGCGCCCGTTAGCGTTTGATAGGTGACAGTCTGCCGCTTTCTAGCTGTGGCAAAATTCCATGGATGAGCGCGCAATGCCTCATCAAGTGCCGTATAAACTGGCGTTCCTGCGTCTGGATTATACCACTTCCGCAAGCTTGCCGCTTGTTGAGTCGTGTCAGTGGAAAGCGCAGTCAGCGCCCTTCCACCAAGATGGGCAATTGCAAGGTTTGCGATCTCTGTAGCAGTGGCGGCCATAATGGTAATGATTCAAGAAAAAGGGAGGCCCCTTAATACACAAGGAGCCTCCCGAGGTCAACCAACGGGAAGGTTAATTCCAGTCCACGTATTCGATCTCAAAGTAGAGAACGACTGAAGCCGTGACCGTATTAGCTGAGGCAATGGTCACGATGACGGCGCTATTGTCAGTGGTGACAGTAGGAGCCAAATCGGCAGCGGTGCCAGCAACGGCAGAACCAAAGCTAATGGTGCCACCGCTCGAGAGAACGATGCCGTCAGCGTAAAGGTCTGCATTGGAGCTTGTGCCGATGTCAAGCGTGAGCGTGGTGCCAGGATCAACGCATGAAACCGCTGAACCTGCCCGAGAAAGCGAAGCGCCTTTAGGAAGGTAGCAGAGATTAAACGTGTCGTTCGCAGCTTCACTTCCGGTGGTGGTATAGGAAGCGCGGAGCTTCTTAACCGTGCCGCCAGTAGCGCCAGTGCGGTTTGGACGTTCGGAGCCGTCAAGGAGGGCGGCAGCTTGTGCCGTGAAGAGTGAGGAGTCAGTAAGAGCAGCCATAAGAATATTTTTTGAGGGTAAAGGTTTAAGAAAGGGGCGGTTTTTACACCGCCCCAATCAGTTCAGGTTATGGAGTTTCGTCGCTGTAAAGACGCACAACCTTTTCGTTTTCAGTGCGAACGGCACCGAGCATCATGGTTGAGCGAATCTGAAGAGCGTGACGACGCTGTGGCAGGATGTCCATGCGAGTCTGACGGTCGCTCATGGCGAACTTGATGGCAGACTTGTGGAAGGCGAAGCAGCTACGGATGTCAGCAACACCGGAAACGGTGCCAACTGGCAGGCGCTGAGACTTCAGGAATTTGAATCCGAGGAAGGTGTCAACCTTGCCATCAACCAGAGCTTTGACCGTGTTGAAGTCAGCGCTTGTCAGGTTGGTGTCGCGGAGGAGATCTTGCTCTTGCTGCGCGCCGATGACGATGTAACGCTCGGAATCAGGCACCTCGCTCACGTCCATGAGATACTTGGCGCGGCGCAATTTTGCGAGCGTCATACCAATGGAAGTTGGAGAGCCAGTCTCAGCGTAGTTGGCAGCGATGGATTGACCGCCTGGGAAGCTGTCAGTCGTGGTGCCGTCTTCGCCGATGTAGCGGGTAGCATCAAAGGCGCTGATAATCACGTCATCGGTGGCGCGGTTGAATGCCATTGCGTGGCTTTGAACTTCGTCAGAAGTTGGCAATACGATGGTGCCAAGGAAGTGCTTGTCCCATTCGTCGAAGGTTGTGACCTTTTCCTTTGGACGTTGGGTAAGCCAATACTTGGAGCCGTCAAACTCTCCGTCTGGAGTGTCGCCCTTACGAGTAAGGATGTCTTGTGCCTCGCTGTCATTCAGGAGGTTGAACCATTTCTTCTTGCCGGTGAAATCGGCGCGAGTAATGGAGCCAAGCAAACGGGAGTCCATCTGCTGGAGAACTTGGTCGAACGATGTCTGAAACATCGTTGGGTAGAAGGTATCAATAGTAGCCATATTGGCAGGGAATTAGAGAGGTGAAGTTGAGCCGCCCTT